ATTGCACGAACCGGGACAATTTCAAATCCTACCAACTTATGATTGTTTTGCAACGTCGCCCGTATGCGTCCGGCACCATCAAAGAACGTTTTTCGCTCCAACAAATTACGTGTTTCTTTATCCAACTGCTTAATCTGTGTAAACGTCTGTATTGCGGTCGCAATTCCGTTTCGGGTCATTCTCTCCAAAAAGTCCGTCAACATATTATACGGTTTCCAATATGGGTTTCCGTAATCCTCCCGGCTGTAATCATTATTAAAATCGCTTGCCGTTGGTTCCTCTCCGGTGTTGTCAATTTTAGCAATCCAAACAATACCGTTATGGCTCACTTTCTGCCCGGCTTTGTACGGCAATATCATGTTCCATTCCGGGTATTGCAGCCCCCAATCATCCGGCATAATCGCCGCCATATTATCCAACGTCAAAAGCGGGTGCGCACCTTGAAAATACAACCCACTTTCCGTCTGCGTTAAATTGTCGTCTATCGCCTTTGCCGGGTCGTATGATTGCTCCCACCCGCACACATTTTTTAACGCTTCGCATATTTCATTTATTCTTATCATAAAAACGCCCATTTATTTCCCATATTAGGAATTAAGATTGCAATAAATAAGGGGGCGGGGATAACCACCCCGTCCCCTCGGTTAAATAATTGTTCCGTTTTCCGGCTTATGCGCCTGCACCTCCGGCGGGAAATTCCCCGGCGTTGGTTACATATACAGGCATACCCAAAGGTACATTTTCCGCACGTGCTGCAATCTGCGCTTTGATAATCGGATTTGCAACGGTTGTTGGGTTGCTGTTGTAAGCAATTACAAACGCAACGTCTGCGCTAAATCCAAAATATTCTTTCACGTTGCACGTCATATCGGCACTCGCTGCGCCTGCTGTCTGTGACTGGTCGCCAACTGCTGTGTAATAGTGCGAACCAACGGGCAAATCAAGGTACGGCAAACGTACAACGTCCCATTCGTGGAAATTCGCACGGGTGCGGTTCAACGCCTCACGGTCAACACGTGTTAAAACGCCAACGTTACCATCCTCTACGGCAAAGAATGTGCCGTTTTTGCTAGCTTCATTTACGACGTTGTTTGTATAATGGAACACTTTATTTTCGTATTCCATACGCTTGTTTACGTCGTTATAAATACCGTGCTGTGCCAATTTTTCAATAAGGCTGTCAATTCCGGCGTTACCTACGACGTGAACCAAACCCGGATAACAATTTGCACGCATAATCGGGTTAATATCGCCCATAATTTCGGTTGCCATCTGCGTTGGAACCTCAATAACGTTGGCGGCGAAATTGTAATCCAACTTGTCTTTCAATACTTGGGTTTTTCCTGCCTCCAACGCTGCAACGGCTGCTTGGTCTAACGAATTTGCAAACGCTCTGCAAACCTTTTCCATTTTGCGGTTGAAATCGTGGTCATACGAAATTTCGTTGTTCATATACAACGTTGGCACCATTGTAAAGCCGACGGAATATGTCGCCCAAACCACGGTATAAAGTGCAGACGTGTTTTCATCGTCCGGGATAACACACGTACGAACGTTGCTAACCGTAACGTCGCCATCGTAATTGATAACCGGAACTTGTACCGTATTTCCGATTGAGGCAAACGCACGTTCACGCAATTTCGGGGACAAAATGGAATTTCCGGCGTTGGTCTGTTCAATGAAAAAATCCAATGCGCCATACTCGCACGGGCGGGTCATATTACGGTCTAACTCCGGGTTTTCTACTCGCCAATTCTGTAATCTTGTTGCAATTAAACTCATAGTCTTTTTATTTTAATTTGTTATTAAATGCGGGTTTACCCATTACCCGGTTATCTCTCCGGCAATTTGTTAATACTATTTTCCTGCCAAACCTTTCTCATATCTTCGTCAAACTCTTTGGAACCTACCGTTTTACCTTGCGCCATCAATTGTTTTGTAATAAGTTCGTACGCCTCTGATTGCGTTTTGGCTCCGCTTACGTCCAATGTAATTCCGCCGCCTCCGGCACCGCCTGCGGGCGTATTTGTGCCGCCTCCTGGCTGTTGTCTTTGCTGCTCCAATACTCCCATCGTTTCCAATTCTTTTGTCAGCAACTCGGCGGGCGTGAATGGGTTCAACTGATTGTTTGGATTGCGCATAATTGCGCCGCTTGCATCTTTGAACGCCAAAACCTTTCCGCCGTTTCCGTCGTCTATATATTCCGGGTTCATGCCTTTTACTTTTTCGGTCGCCTGCGTCAAAATAACCTTTGTTACGCTTTCCGGGAATCCTGCTTTGAATTTAAGCCCGGCGGCGGCTGTCTGCAATGCGTTGTCAATTCTTACTCCGAACAATTCTTTTTCGTGGTTTGCCTTTTCTGCCTCATACTTGGTTGTCAACTCGGTAAACTGCGTTGTCACGTTCTGCAAATCTGCTTTTGCCTGCTTCAATGCTTTCACGGTTTCCGCATCTGCCGCACCATCGGCAATTGCCTTTTCTAAACGGGCTCTTTCCTTGGTCAATGAATCAATCTGCGATTGCAGCCCGGTTGCGCCATCGGCTTTTGTTTTCATTTCCCCCATTACACGTTTTGCGTAATCATACGTTTTTTCGGTTCCATTTTTAGCGATACCGGAAACCGCCAAAATATCGGCATCCAAAGCCCCGTAAATTTCGCCCGTTTTCTTGGCAATAACGCTGTTTTCGTCATTCTGCGATAATGTTGTTATCGCTGTAATCTGTTCGTCAGACAATCCCGACAAAGCCGCATTTGCAACTAAAATTTCTCTCGTTAACATAATATTCTTACCCTTTGAATTAATTAAGTGCGATTGCTTTTACTGCTCCGCTGTTTGCGTTAATAATATCAATTGTGTATTTTGGGGAATCCCCGGTTGTGTCAACCAACCAACTAACAACACGTGCATGGCTGATTTTCTTTTCAACCTCTTTTATTACCAAAATAACGTCGGTAATTGTTCCGCCCTCAATACATTCAATCAACTTTTTCTTTGTGTCGCCGTCCAATGCTGCGGCGGTTGTGGCTACTTCAATAACCAAATTGTCTTGCTGTGTAATCTGTGCCATATTCGTAATTTTTAATGGTTAAACATTCTCGTTGTTTTCCGGGCTATCGCCTGCCGCTTCCTCTGCTTCTGCTGTTTTTTCGGCTTTTGGTTTTCGTCCGGCTTTCTTTGGTTCTGCTGGGATAACTCCGGCGGCTGTCAGTTCTGCAATAATTTCGGCTTTCATTTGTTCACGTTCTGCCGCCTTTGCTTCTGCTGCCGCCTTTGCTGCTGCTTCTGCCTTTGCTCGTTTGCTGGCTTCAATCTTTTCTTTGTTCGCTGCCTCCCAAACGTTCGGGTCGTGCATAATGTCAACTTTATAACCCATTTTTCGCAAATTGTGCAATCCGAATGTTTCAAAGAACTTTTTGCCGAAAACCTGCATACGTGGTCGTGAAATTCTTTCGCCCGTTTCTTGGTTGAATTTTACGACCTCAATACGACAATGGTAAAAACTTTCCTCGCCTTGCGGCACAATGAAATTTTCCGGGGTAACGTCCAACAATCCGACGTCCTTTGTTTTACCCTCTGTTTCTGCTTTCACTCGCATAATCATAAAATTTATTTGTTATTACTTCAATTTTCTTGGAAAATGGTATTTGGCTGCCAAATTCCAAAACGTTTGTATTCTCACGTTCAAACCTACGCACAAAATTAGCGAAATTCAATTTAATGCGCAATTCATCCTCGGTAATTAGCTGTTTTTCGTACAATTCTAATACTTCCGGACGTGTCAAATGTCGGTACGGCTCCAATTCTGCCAACACTAACATACGTTGCATTTGTATTGGGTCGTGTCTGTACTCCGTTTCGATAATCTGATTTTGTAGCGCATCCAATTCCCCCTCGCTTGCTCCGCTTTCTTTCGCCATCTTATAACGTTCTCGCAATTGGGTTGCATCAGACAAATAAAACTCGGTGCCATAATTGATTTTTGCCGAAACAAACATTGTTCCATAACGCAAACGGCAAACGGTTTCGTCAACGAACTTTTGCGCCGCCTCAAAGCTTTTTTTTACTCGGTTTAATACCGTGCTTTGGCTTTCAAAATTGGCTTTAATTTGCTGTTCATTTAATGCTTCACGGGTTGTTATTTCCTCGTTGGTACCAACAACCGCCGTAATTATGTTTGTACGCAACCGTTCTTCCTCGCTAACGTTATAATCCAAACTATTACGGTCAACGGTCAACATCTGAACCGGGTTGCGCAAATCCGGCTGTTTGTCGCCGTCCGGTACCGGAATTTCAATGAATGAACCAACCCCGACAATTCGTTTATCTCCGCATTTCGGGCAACGCATCAATAAACCCGCTTGGTCTAATTTATAATAGCCTTGTTTATCTTTCAAAAACCCGCCGTCGCAATAATCGCCGTTTTCGCCGTTCGTAAAATCGCAACTTTGTTCATATCCGGAATAAATCGGGTACGACCCGTACATATCCAAATTTTTCTTTGATAAATGATAAAAAAGAAACCAATCTAAACTTTCCAACTCGGTTGTTAACGGGGACGCCTTAACGTCCGGTTCTCTCAAACTCAATGGTTCGTTCCAAAAAAAACGTGCTGGGCAATATCCCAAATCGTGCGGGCTATCAATCAGCAATTCGCCAATATTGCCTTTTTCCTCGGTAAATACCCGGTATCGTTCATCGTCAATTACGGCAATACGGTTGTCGTCCTGCCGGAATATTATCCAACGCATAACGCCCGTTGTTTTGTCTGCCTTGTATGAAATAACGTGTTCTATTGGCAACCAATAAAAGTACGGTTGCGGGTAATTATCGCCGGGGGATTGCTCTTTTGGCAAATCAACAATTAATACGCTGTTAATTTCGGTTTTGAAATATTCCCATCCCTTTGTGCTCCAAATTTCGGGTTCTTCCAATACGTGTTGTCTGTAATACTCCCAATCGTCCCTTTGTTCGCTGTTCATAAACTGATAATTGAACGCCGGGTTACGACCGTCAAAAATGCGGCTCAACTTATCAAAACAAACGCCCGTTACCTCGTTTGTCTTTACGGGGTAACGGAACAATGTTTTGAACACTTTGAATTTGTCTGCGGGTATAAGGTTTGAAACATAAGCCAAAAAATCGGTCACGGGTTGCGTAATGTATGGCGTCAACGCCTTTTCCGCATGAAATCGTATGCGGTTTTGGTGGTAAATCGCCCTACTTATCGCCGCTTTGTTCCGTGGCTCCGTTATCTGCTTTTTTATTTCTCTTATATCTAAGCCCATTTTCTTTGTCAAATTCAAATTTACTATTTTCCGGTAACTGCCAACCGCCGTTATTTGGCATTTTTAAAAGTCTTTCGGCGTGGCTAACTTCAAAATCTCGTGTCGTTTTCAATGTTTCATTTTCCAACGTCACTATTGTTTGTTTACCCTGCTGCATTTTTTAAGTCTGTTAGCGGGTTAAAATCTTCCGGTGCGATAATAGCCAAATCATCCGACCAATTAGGTAAAAACGCCCATTGTATTGCGTTGCTATCGGGTGCCTCAAATCCTCCCAATGTTTTATCCCCGATAAACAAAGAACGAATTGGAATAGGATAATGCGTTTTTGCTGTTGTCGGGTCTTGCAATGCACCAATTGCGCCGTTTTCATCAAACAAATAAACCCCCAAATTTTGGGAATCGCTTTCACATTGCAAATCTTTCAATGCTTTAATCAGTGATTGCGGCATTTTACGCATAACCGCCGTAAATGGGGTTGGCTCACGTCCAATAATTTCTTCAATACCGCCCAACGTTTCGTTTCCTCCGCCGAACGTACGGGGTGCGCCTGCTTCTGCTGTCGGTGCTTGGATATACGGGGAGACAACAACTTTCGTGTCGTCAACTGCCGATAACAACGGCGTCCATGACGCTTTTTTCCCAATACCCGCCGTCGTGGTAAATGAATTTTTTTCTCCGGTGCTTTTATACAATCTCTGAAACGCTACTTTCTGAATCTGTCCGAAACTCTCGGCACACGTAAAGTTTGGAATGTTTGGCAACGCTGCTGCTGCCGGGCATTTACAAATCGCCATAATCTTTAAATTTTTAACGTTAAAACTAAATTTATAATCTCCGGGGCTATCCCTTTGCCCCTTTCTTTTTGCAAAGTTATAATATTTTCCGGCTAATTTCTTGCATATATGGAATTTATTGTTAGTTACGGCGTGTAATACCCTTACATGCGGCGTTGTATGGCTTAATATTACCGTCCGCCAATTCCTTTTCATATATTCCGGTCAAACCGTCCTCCGGGTCGTCATGCTCATTTGCTGGGAAATCACGCAAAAACCCGGTTACGTGTTCATGTATCTTTGGAAAACGTTCCTCCCATCCTAACGGCATTATGATTTGGGCGTTGACGCTTGCCGAATTTGTTATAATGCGGCTTTCCTTGTTGGCACCTTGGTAAAATGGTTCGGAAATCGCTTTTATCTTTTTACGTATCAACTTTTCAAACCCGGCACCGCCGTTGTTACTTTCAATCCATGCTTTTTGCGTTCCACAACGGTTTATCATTTCCGGGACGGTAACGGCTGTTACTTCTGTATTTTCCTGCGTAAATACCATGTCAGTAATTAGCGCATACAAAATCGGTTCAAACCGTTTCTTTTGTTCGTTCCATGCCTCATTACCGGATTTGTAAACGTCATAACACGCCGAAAATGTAAAGTCGTCGCCCTCGTCTGCCACGTCTGTATAATTACCACTACGCACGAACGTTCCCCATTCTGATTTGTCAACGTACGTTCTGAACGGGTTCCGGTACAATCTACCCTCTGCGCTTCCGGGGTTTCCTTGGTCTAAGCATTGAAATTGTATTGGGTCTAACGCTCTTTCACGCTCCAATTTTGCCCGGCTGTGCATACTCTCCCATAAAGCCGCCCCCGGTTCCCTTGGGTCAATCTCGTTTGGTTCCCCGGTTTTCAACGCTTCAAAGTTTATGCGAACCCATGCACCATCCGGAATATTTTTAATGCTGTCCCAACTTTTAATATCAATAATCTTTTCGCCTCCCTTTTCAATCTTACCAATCAAATCTTCCTCATGCCATCGGGTAAATACAATCAGTTCTTGCGATTTATTGTGCAAACGCTTTTTTACAACGGTCGTGTACCATTTCCACGCCGCATTGCGTACAATCGGGCTGTTACCCTCTGAATAATCTTTGTAAACGTCGTCCATAATCATAACGTCAACGGTCTTTGACGTCAACGCACCGCCACGACCTACAACACGCAACGAACCCTTATGCCCAACCATTTCTATAACGTCAGAATTTCGTAAATACGTGTTTGCCATCGTTACCACATTTGAACCATTCAAAAAGGTTTTCGGAAATATTTCCCGATATTTTGGGGTGTCAATTATTCTTTGTACGTCCCGGTTAAAATCCCTTGCAATTGTGGCGGCATACGAACCAATACAAATTTTTGTGTCCGGGTTCAATCCTAACATAAAAGCGGGTAATTTTCGGCTTGAACCCTCCGATTTTCCGTGCTGGGGCGGCATTTGCACAATCATTTTTTTTATTTCCCCGTGGGCGAACTTATCCAATAGCGTATAATAAACGACGTGGAACGGTTCCAAAGCCAAATCCGGTTGCATGTGCCGGGCAAAGTTTATCAGCCTATGGCGTGCCGCCGCTTTTACTATCTCGCCGGGGTTGTTTTTCAATGCTGCATACATTTTAAGCAATTGTTCTTTATCCATTTTGTTTAATTCTTAAAAATAAACCATATATTTTTGTCTTACCCCCGTATTTTTTCTGACTTAAAAACCGGAAATCTTAAAAAACGACCAATTTATTGTTTCATTTTCCATTTGTCGCACGTTTTTTCCGAACGTATTATACTGCGATTTTCGACAAACGGGCATTTTAAACAAATTGGGTTCCCGTCCATATCCAAATTTGAATGGTCATAATAGAATTTACCCCAACCACATTCGCCGCACGTGTGTACGGGTTTCGGTTCGTCTTTTTTCTTGATATTATTCTTTGTTGTTCGTGCCATCGTCAATTACTCCTTTCTCTGCTAATTGTTTTTTATATTCTGCTGTTTGTAGTTTATCAGCAACCGCAAACAATAAATCCTCCGGGATTGCTGATACATCGTATTGCGGTGCATCGCCGTTTATGCTTTTTTCTATTCCCGGAATCTCAACTTTAATTGGTGCATCAAATCCCAACATCTTTGCCCGGCGTTGTTGTACGTTCAAAAGCAAATCCAAAAACCGGGGGTTTCCGGCGGACGTTTCCGTTGTGGTTTCCTCATACCCGTAATATTCCGGGTTGTCGCCATCCTCCAACACTTTACGGGGCTTTGCGTTCTGTCTGTTTTTCTCTCGCAATTTCCCGGTCTTTGAACGTTCCCACGCCTCCCACAATTCAACCTCCATTTTATCCAACTTTCGCAATTCCTGCGTAACGTAATCGTCTATATTTTCCATACGTTCACGTTTCCACTCAATTAGCAATTGTTGCATATCCCAATATACCATTTGTTTTGTTATGGTATAACCGACGCCACGCCGGGCGTTTTCCTCATTCAGTCTTTCCGAAATCTCCCTATACGTGTAACCACGTAAAAACAGATTTGAACAAAAAGCCAAATCAAACTCCCTTTGGTCTTTTGTTCGTTTGCACATTTTCGGGCGTCCGCCCCTTTGTCTTTTACTCGCTTCCATTTTTCAAACCTTTTTGTAACAGCAAAGCTATTTACTTTGCTTTCCTCTCAAACGTCGCTTTCCCTTTGCTTGCTGTTTTCGGGTAATTTTCGTTTTAAGTGGGTTTCGTTTGTTCCTTGATACTTTTATTGTCTTTTGTATTTTCGTCGCCCTACGGGGCTAATTTTGGCTTTCTTTCATTCCGGTACCTAAACGGCAAAGCCCCGGTTATAATTCCGGGGCGTTTATTATGCCTTTTCTACATTATTTCTATACCATGAAAAGGTTTTAAAGCATATTTTTGACGGGGTGCCGTCTTTCTTTTCCTTTCGTATGGTATATTCAAACTTTCCGTCATTGTCAACTCTTATTTCTTCAATTGTGCCAATATTTTCACCTTGTTTCACTCTATCCCCAATTTTAAACGGACAATTTTCTTTTATGTAGCTTTCATCCGCTTTGGCTTTTTCCTTTTCGTTGTACTCCAAAGCCTTTTGTCTTATATGGTTCAATTCTTGAACTCTCTTTACGTATGTTTCTTTATCCATGACTTTATTATTTTTCTGTTGGTAAATCCACGGTTAACAATACGGGTTGCAATGGTTGGTTAAACGTCAGCATTGACAAATGTATTGTTCCGGTTTCTTTTATTCTCTCCAATTCTTCCGGGGATAACTGCCATTTGGTAATTATAATCCCCTGCGGGTCATTGGGGATTTTCATTGCAGGTAACGGCATGTATTCCGGTTGGTCTTTTGCAAATATTACATTCACGCCGGGAAATTCAACGGGTTTCATTGCCTTGCTCCTTTCTTGGTTTCTTTCTAAACTTACGTTTCTTTTCCGGTATCTCAATACGGTGTATCTCAACACGTGCGCCAAAAGCCTTTGCCAACTTTCCGGCAACTTCTTTTACTTCTTCCGGTATATCATTTTGAGGCTTTCCCGACGCATCGGCGTTTATCTGTTTTAGCAATCCGGCGATTGCTGTTTTTTCCTCTTTGTCCGTTGTCGTCTTGAAACGCTGAATCAGATTTGCAATTGGTTGCGTTCTCATAAAGTCAGCACATTTAAAACGGTCTTTGCAAATATTGTAATCATCCGGGTAATTGTGTTTTGCATCCTGCGAACTCTTTTCGTCTGCCTTTCTGAATCCGTGCCATTCGTCACGGCGGGCGATTGCTTCCGAAAATACCGCCATTGCATCAATACAAACTTGTGCCAAAATAAAATCCGGGGTATCTCTCATTTCCTTTTCTAAACTGTGCTTATTAATAAGTTCGGTTAGTTCTTGTTTAAAATCTTTTTTCATACGCTTAAACTTCTATATGTTCAATTTGTGGTAACTTCTTTATGTATTCCAACATCGCCGTTTTGCTTTCCTCGGTTTCGTCGGTTCTGTTTATTACCAACTGAATAACTTCCAAAAGATAATCGCTATCAATACACGCATTATCAACGTCGGTAATATTATACAATGGTTCCGTTATTTCCTTGACGGCTTTAAATGCTTCTTTTGTCAACTTTGCGGCTTTTTTGAATCTCATTTTTTCGCCCTTTTCAAAGCATTTGCCTAAATGGTTTAATTTATCATCAGCGTAAAAAACGCATGTATGTGCCATGTCCGCCAAAAGATACGCCGTATTTGTAAGGAACAACGCTTTTTTTCTTAATTCTTCTTTTTCTTCGTTTGTCATAGTCTTTTGTTAAAACGGTTCTCAAAATGTTTGTATTGTTCGGCGGTTTCCTGCTGCATATTACCGCAAACCGGGCTTTCCGGTTTGTTGTGTGGGTGTTTGCGCATAAATTCCGGGTTTTTCTCACGTCCTGCAATTTTAGTATATGCCATTTCCTGCAATTCCTTTTGGCTATACCCTAATAATGCCGCAATATGGAATAAAACAACGTTTACGTCCGCCAATTCGTCGATAATATCATGCGTTCCGGGATTAATTTCGTTTATTTCTCTTTGCGTTTTTTCCCTGCTTAAATATCTTTCAAACGCTTCAAACAATTCGTTGTATTCCTCGGCTAATTTTCCCAATCTCTTTTCTATGTTCCTGCCGAAAAGTTTATTCATCTTTTCAAACAATCTCTTTTCGTCAAAGGTCAATCCGGCGGTATTGGCGTCTTTTTCTTCAAAATTAGCCATAAACGTTTGCATATCCATTTTGCCAAATTTTCCGTCCGGTGTCAATACAATAAAATTTCCCTCCGGTACGTCCAACATTACGCCGTTTTCGGTCGGGAATGAATAAACCGCCAAACCGCCGGGCGTTCTCGGAATCTGCATTGTTCCGCCTCCGGTAAAAATCTGCAATTTTTCCCAATTATCACGCTTTACGGGTAATGCACGAACTTCTAACAATCGGCGGCAATAAATATCCCCGGCGGTTTCGTCCGGCATACCTAAATTTGTGCGCAACTCATTTGGCAAATTTCCCGCCCCTTTTTCGTATTCAACAAAGAATATTGCACCACGCAAAAGGTTTTGTTCTTTAATCGTCTTTACGTCTTTTATTCTTTTTCCGTATCTGCCTTGAACTGCACATATTGCGGCTTCAATTATTCTTTCCTCTTTATCCGGGGCGTACATTTTAAGTTCAAAGTAATTTTCTTTCTCTGTAACTTCCGGTTCTGTTCCCGTTACATCTTCAATCATCAAAAACGTTTCCGCATCAAACGGAATAAATCTTTTCTTTTCCATCGCTTTTTTCTGTTATGTTATATAATTTTCTGAAATATATTACTTTGTTATCGCTACGGCTTGTTCTGTGGCATTTAAGCCCAACCGCCGGGCAATCGTCTTTATGGATAACGCAACATGCGCATCTACTCAAACATACAAATTTGCCAACCTTTTCAATCAGTTTATCAGACGGTTTAACCCATCTTTCCGCAATTATTACCATACCCCGGTAAACTGCACGTTCGCCGGGGTTATATTCACGCCCGGGTTCAAACGGATGTGGTTTCTTTATTCTCATTTTCTATCGAACTAACCAACAAATCCAAATTTTCCTCTGTTCCGGAAATTGAAATTCTTGCTTTCCCTGCTCCCATTACCGCCAATTCCGTAATTGTGCAATCATATTTGCCTGCGGATTTTTGAAACTTTGCCGCCTCATTTAATGGCAATATTTTTGTTATCTCTTTCATCGCTCACGTTTTTAGTATTTTACATTACAAAGTTAATAATTTCTTTTGGTTTTTATCCATATCAGCCGGAAACCAACGGAAAAACAAAGCAATTTAATTTCAATATCTAAATAAACGTCATGTCCTTTTACGCCCTCAACCATAACTCCGGGCGTCAAATAAAATTGCTTATACTTCCACAAACTTTGCAGATACAAATAAAACCCGATACGTCCAATATGGAATCCGATTGTTTTCATTTCTCTATCTGTTTTTTTATCTGTTCCCAACTCTTTTTGTCAATTACCATTTTCCGGGGGTATTGTATTATTTCGCCCTTGGTATATACGAGATTATAGATACCCAATTGCCCCTTAATTGGCATTTCAACAACACGTCTTGGGTTGCGCATCATCCATCCGAAACCCTTTGTTATTTTTGCCCTCTTTTCCTTTGGAATCCGGGTGTTTTCCCAATCCTCCGGCGTAAACTCTTTTATCGGCTTCACGTCGTACAACTCAACCAATCCCAAAGTAACGCCGCTTTCCATTCCGGGATAAACCGGTTTTGCCGACGAACAAATAAGAACGTCGCCACGGTATGACGTTTTTTTGCTTCTAACTTCAATTGATTTTCGCCCGTAAACAACGCCGTTTTCGTCTTTGTATGCCGCCGTTACCAAATCATTTGCGTATGGCTGTTTGACGGTCAACGCACGCCAACGGTCGTGTTTTTCGGGGTCATATTCTTTGCTATTAAACTGCATAACTTTATTTTTTATCTTTCCCGGCGGGTTCCTTGTAATGGGCAAAACCAATTGGTCGTATCGGTTCCGGCTCCGGAACGGCTGCGTCCTCCTTATTGTATTCAAAAGAAACAATAACCGTTCGCCCCTTTGTCCGTGTCCCAATCAGCCGGGAACCCTCCGGGATTTGAATTTTAATTTCGTTCCTCATTCTCAAAATGGCAAATCATCTTTGTCTTGGTCGGGAATTGGCGGCGGCGGTGTTGGTGCGCCTCCCTGCTGCGTTGTTTGTCCGTCTTTCTTTGGCGACAACATCTCCATATTAAACCCGTAAACTTCTGTAATGTATCTTTTGACGCCGTTGTTGTCCTCATAACTGCGGGTTCTTATTTTCCCCTCAATATAAAGTTTATCGCCCTTTTTTACATACTCTTTTGCAACCTTTGCCAATCCATTTTGCAAAACAATATTGTGCCATTCGGTGCGCTCCGGTACTTCTGTACCATTTGCCGTTTTAAATGCTCTGTCAGTTGTCGCCAACGTGAATTGCGCAACCGAACCGCCGTTGTCGAAATCTTTATACTCCGGGTCTTTTCCGACGTTACCCATTAAAATAACTTTGTTTACACTCATAGAAATATAGCTTTAAAAATCCAACTTCCAATACTCCATAACGTCCAAATGTATGACGCAACCGTTAACGCCACGAACGTATAATATACAATTTTATATCCGGTTTGTTTTTTGATTTTCATCTACTTAAATTTTACACCATCCAACAAATATTCTTTTTTCATATCCGACCATCCGGCGGCATGATTTATCGCTTTCCGGTCGTCGTCGTAAACAAATCCAACTATCCAACCGCCGACGTTTGATTGTTTTATTAGTCTTACCAATTTACCGACGAAAAAAGAACGGTATCGGTAATATGCTGAATTTTCACTAACAAACAAAACCCGTCTTTCTGCATTTATTTCGGGCGGATTTTCGATTTGCGGGCGTTTCTCCCTTTCCGGGTACCTTTGTACCCTTTTAAAATCATTTTGGATTGAACGGCGGGAAATTGCCCCGTAATCGGGTGTTCTTTTTTTCGTCCTCATATTTTCAAACTTCTGTATTCGTTTTTAAGCAATTCAATAATCCGGACGTTGCCCGGATATATTCGCATTTTCTCACGGTCGCCATTCTCCCAACGGTTGTGCATTTCAAAGCAAAGTATATTAATATTCCTTGGGTCATGCGCCATTTCCGGATATGCCCCACGGGTTAATATATGGGAACAATACGTTGCCGAAAAATTGTGCAAAGGTCGCAACGTTTCCTCGCATCTGTGCGGCTTATGCTCCCAAACCCACCGGAAAAACCGTTGGTTGGCAACGGGAATGTCGCCACGTCCTAAAACGCAATGCCCGAACAATTCCCGTTGTAACTCAACACGCAACCGTATATCTAACCGAAAATTACGAATATCCAATAACGGCTCGTAACCACGTGCAACACAATATTCATATTCGCAACGCTCGGTCAACAATATTGGCTCCATTACATATTGTCTGTATCGTCCGCCGGGTCTGCCATTTCCGGGAACATATCATTTTCATTTTCGTTGTCTGCATCATTTACATAAACTAACGGGTTTGGTTCCCCATCAGCCCCGAACAAATCCATTTGCGCCTTTTTGCCCTCAAACAGAAATTCGTAAACCTCGTTTTCAATATCGCAAACAATGTTTTCCAACTCTTCCTCAAAACCGAACGTTTCAACGTTATATTTCATTCGTGGGGTATTGATTGCTGTTTTCTGATTGTTTGATATGGTAAACAATCCGGTTAAAACGACGCCTACGTTATCATCTTGCCCGGACAAAGAAACGCCCCTAACCTCTATATTGTCCAAACATTCTTCCGCAAATTCGGCTGCAATATCTGTTTGTTTCTTTGTTGCTTTAAACTCCGGCGTTGCCATCATGGTTTTAAATGACGTTATGTTGAATACACGTCCCATAATCGGGCGCAAATCATTAAACAAATGACGCAAATCCGGGTGTATGTCTTTTGCACTCAATACATGGTATTTGTTCGTGTAACTCTCATTTCCGACAACTTCCGTTACTTCATAATGTACGTCTAACCCGCCATCTTTCAACAACTTCACTTTCGATAATGCAAACTTTTCCTTTGTAGGAATCGGCATAACATTTTGTTTTTTTTCGCTCATAGTTTTTAATCTTTATTGTTTCCCGGTTCCTCCGGGTCGGTTTCTTCTTGGAAATACTCGCACGGTTCATCATCAGCGCAACGACCGGATAAACAACATACCGGATAATCCACGCAATCAATGCACATTTTTTTTTCTTCGTTCATAATTTAAAAGTCTGTTTCATTTAACAATTTTGCAACCTTGTTTTCCGGCTCTGCATCCGGTGCCAATCTCGGTTTCGGGTCGTGAACTAAAACTTCCCTTTTTACCTTTTTGGTCTTTGCGGGTTCCGGTTCCGGGTTAAACTTCAATTGTTCCGCCGGATATTCTTTTGGTTTCAGTTCTATAATACCATTTTCCACCAAAACCGGAATACAACGTTTGCAGGCTTTCACGTCCTCCAACGCATCATGCGCCGGGAATGTTTCGCCGGGGAAACACTTGTTGTAAAGTTCCTCCAATTTCGGATATTTGCCCGGACGTCCGTCTGCATACAATGCGCCAACAAATTTAATTGTTTTCATCATCGTATCAATTCGTTTGCCCTTAAACAATGCGTCCTCCGCTTTTGCGTCGTAATATTCACGACCCATAATGCGCAATATCATTGCTTTTACAATTGACGTATCAAAGTAAATGTTGTGTCCTACCAACAAACGGGCTTTTTCGCAATCCTCCAAAAATTCGTCTATAATGTCAGCAAATGGGACGCCCTCGGCGTTTGCTCTCTCTGCTGTAATTCCGTGAACTTCTGTTGACGCTTCCGGTATTTCCCATCCCTCCGGCTTAATAATGTAGGAACGTTCCTTTTCGTTTACCGCCCATGCCAATTGCACAATATTTGGAAATTCCGCAAAATCAACGTCCCATTTTGCGCCCTTTGGGGGCAACCCGGTTGTTTCACAATCGAACGTCAAAACATCTTTCATAATGTCGTTTATCTCATTTCCTTTGCTGTCTTTCAATGTTACTTTTTTCATAATCAAATTTCATTTGGGTCTGCTATATATATATAATATTCTTCACTTGCAAGTTGTTTTAAAAATTCGATATGTTCTATTAATTCCGCATTGCTCAACTCTGCAATTGTCCGCAACCGGGTTTCATATTCCCCGGTTTCAATATTCGGTATTTGCTCATACATAACCGGGGACAACTCACGCAATCGGCGTTCGGTTTGTTCCTCTGTCAGACGTTCGCCCGCCTCCCAAATTCCGGTTCTGAATGTTGGTACAACGTAATTGAAATAATAACCTTTCAAAGCCTCTGACGAACCGGGCGACGCTACAATAAAACGGGCGATTATGCGGTTACCTTTGTGCATTGCAAAGAATTGGTTCAACTCTCCAAAATACATTCGTAATTTGCCATCATTACCGATATTACCACTACTTGAAATTTCACGCCTTTTCATTTTTATACCTCCACATATAACCTTTATGATTTTTTCTTTCTCCTTTGCATACCTTACATATTGCAATTGGGGAAAATCCGTTTATTTTAGCTGCTTCATTAATACTATTGTACTCTTTTACAATAACTCCATTTTTCAGCTGTAACACTGGCTTGCTTATATCTCGTGCAGATAATTTTAATTTTGACAATGTTATCGGATTATTATTATTTTCTAATCTTGTTACCCAACGAAGATTTGAAACATTATTATTACTTCTATTTGTATCAATATGGTCAACAAATTGCTTTTTATGTGGATTTTCAATAAATGATTTTGCAATTAAAACGTGAACTAAATACGTTTTATGAAAATCTTTTTTACTTAATTTAACTATCTTATATCCATTTAGATTTGCTTGTCTTAAAAATCTTTCATTAATGGTTTGTTTCCATCCGTTTTCTCGTGTAATGACTCTTTGCAATGATTTAACATGCCCATAATTACTAACTTGATAATACCCATCATATCCGGGAACATCTTTCCAAATCTCATTTTCCATAATTGCCAACTTTTAAGAACTGCCAACAAATAAGAAACGGGGACGGGCTGTTGGCTTGCCCTTTCGGCCGGTAGCTACTCCGACCTATCCCCGTTGCTGTTATCTCTCTTTTTTTCATACTTAAAAATCAAATAATCCATTATAATACGCTTCTCTTATTTTCTTGCCGAATTTTACAACATGATGTCCCTTTTTGTTTTTCTTTATATTTCCGGGAATATAAAATACAACTCCATTTTTAGGTAGGTTATATCTTTGGTAGAAATTGTAAAATTCATTCGTTCCGTATGATATTGCATTTTTAGCAATTTTCTTTAACTTCCTCGGTATTCGTTTCATTGTCTTTCTTTTCCCGGTCAACAAATTGTTTCATTGTCTTATTAAAAGCCTCGCCGCCTACTTTCAAAATAAACGTTCTTTCGCTGCTTGAATATCCCTGCAACTTCTTATCCATTGCATTTGCATACAATACCGTCATTTGTCCCGGTTCAAAAACTCCTCGTTCCTGCAAACGGTCTATCGGGTGCCGCTTCAATGGTGCGTCCGCCATCATTCCGGCTTTTCTGCGGGTGTTTTCCAAATCGGAAATAACCACTTTCAGATTATTATAAAAAGCGGGTGTTTTCAACACGTCCGCAATTGTCATTTCTTTAACTTCCATATTGTTTTGTTTAAGGGACGCCGGGGAACCGACGCCCCGGTTAATTACTCGCTTTCTGTGTATTCCTCAATAATCAAATCGTCCTGCCCTCTTTTAACTTCTTCAATGAATCCTTGGAACCCGTTTTTCTTGGCAATATCAATAATTGCTTGCAATCTCTTTTCGCCCAAACTTTCGCCCCTCGCTATGCGGAATACTTTCACGGTTGGGTTACTTGCAATAATCAGTTTTGCGGCAACCTCCATTATTTGCGAATCTGAAACCTTTCCGGCAACAAATGGGACGTCATTCAATACCAACCCATCATCACTAAACGAAAGTCCGGAAATCGGCAATTTCGCCGACGAAATAAGTTTTTCACGCTCGGCGGATAATTCCGCAATTTCTGAATCCATCTTTTCCGCTTCTGCTTTTTTGTCGTCTGCTTGTTTTTTCTTTGAAAGATAATCGGCAACCTTTGCAGCCATTTTGTTGTGTTCCTCGGCTTTTCTCAACTGCTCGGCTGTATCTAATTTTTCCGGGTTGTTTTCTTCATAATTAGCCAACCATTTTTCGGCATTTGCTTTTCGTGCTTCATAATCTGCCTTTTCACTTTCTATTTGTGCAATAGCTTCTTTGTAAAGTTTTTCAGTTCTTTCTATCGCCTTTTTAGCTTCTTCAATGGCTTTTTCGTATGTCGCTTTTACCTCTGCTAAACGTTCCGGAATTTCTTCCAACTGCTTTTTTCTTTGCTCCAAAGCCGAACGAACGGTTTTTGCTTTTTCTATCAATTGGGCGTTTTCGGCTTGTTCTTTCATCAGTTCCGTAATGTCCTTTTGTTTGGCATACGTTTTCAAATCCTGCGTTGTCAATCCCTGCCCGGCTGCGTCTGATATGGATTTGTAGGTTTTCAAATCTCGGTTTACTCCGGTACGTTCTGTTTTAAGCCCGGCAACGGTTGTATCAATTTCGGCAATCCTTGTTCTTACTTCTTCCGGCAACAAAGACTTTACAACCTCAATTTGCTTTCTACGTCCCTCGGCGGTTTCCGACCAACGGGAAAATTCCACGGCGTCAAAATCTGTATAACCGAAAATCTTTTGCAACATAGAAACGTTATCGCTTTTCATTCCGGTTGTCTTTGATTTAATTGATAACGTGCCACGTGGGTTTGCTTTCGTGAATTTCAATTCAACCTCGTATTCCTCGCCGTCGTCGCCGACAATCATTTTTGCGAAACCTTTGCTTTCTCCGTTCTTCAATACGGCGTCACGGTTCCCGGTCAACAAAGCCCCAATTGCTTTTAATACGGTTGATTTTCCCAACTCATTATCCCCGGTAATGAAATAAACGTTACCGTCAAAATCTGCGTTAAACTCTTTAATTACTTGGAAATTTACCAATTCTAATTTCTTTACTATCATAATGCTCTCGGTTTGTGCCGGGGTTTCCCCCGGCGGGTTAATATTATTTTTTGTTTTCTCTTATTCTTTGGTATATCAATGTTTGCACCTTAACAAATGCGTCCCGGCTTTCTTTCGCTTCCTCAACCGTGCAATCAGCAATGAAATTTTCCAAACGCTTGTATAATTCGTTCAACTCTTTGTCGCTTATTGCGTGCCGGGTTGCTCCTACTTCATCTATAAACATATCAAAACACCATTTGTATTTCAGAAATCTTATATCCTAACTCTTTTGCAATTTCTATTGCACATTCAACGTTTTCTATTCCATAAACATCAATGTTTTTGTTTGAAAATCTATGCCATAAAATGAAACTTCATTATTATGCGCATTAATACCGTTTTTGTGAATCTCTAATAACTTCATAGTTTTATAATTTATCCGGGAACCGCCCGGTCGGTGTTTGTCGTACTCTGAAAGATTTTGGCTTTATCACTTCATTTAATCGGTTACCGAACCATCATTTAACCCTTTGTAGATACCGTTGCTTACTTTCTACTCTTACGAACTTAATCTTTCAACAGTCTTTTTGCATTTTGGTTAGACTGTGGGGTCTTTCGTTGTTTGATACTGCAAATATACGCATAGCATTTTAACTACCAAAATTTTTTCTTTTTATTTTCAAAAAAAAAACAATAAACCCGGAACGTTATACATTCCGGGCATAAATCAAAACAGCCTCATTTGTTTATCTGTTATTTTAGCAACAATTGCATCAACTTCACTTTCTAATTTCTTGCAGGTCGCTAATATTTCCGGTCTGCGTTGGGCAAAATATCTGCGTTGGTTATGTCGCATTTGTCGAATTAACTCGGCGAACTCTTCCAACGTTATTTTTCCCAGATTTTCGATTTGCTGGGTTTTTTCTTCTTCCATGTATATTTTATCCATTTTGAAATTAAAATCGCTCTACGTGGCTAAAACAAACGTTCGTGCATGTTGCTTGGTAAATTCTGACGCACCCAACCGGGGTTGTTGCGCAAAATGTATCGTCCAAAGTGCATTATCAACGTGGCGTCGGCGTTCCACAATGTCGGTTTCAATTCCGGGTACAAATTCCCGGCAATCTCTTTGTATCTGCGTTTTCGCTCGTTCTTTTCTTCTTTTTTTCGTGTCGTCTTTGCTCGCAACTTCAATTCGTTTTGCCATTTCATAGGGTGTACCATGACAAACGGAATGTCGCAAACTGCAATGATTGCTTTCAATTGCTCAAAGTTTGCCATCATCTTTTGTATTCGGTACAATTTACCCATATTTACGCCATCGGCACCCGGCGTTACATCATCCGGGCGCACGCTCAATTTTTCCAAAAAAACAATTGGCGAACAAATGCTTTTCAAATACAACAAATAGTCTTTGAGTTCGTTTATATCCTTTGGCATTTGTATTGCTGTAATATTTTCATTCGGACGCCATTTAACAATACCCCCATTTGCTCCGGGGTCAATTCCTACTATACAATCAATTTTCATTTTTATATCCTCCCGCTTTTGTAAAATAACCTATTACGCCAATTATAAAGCAAACAATAAATAGTTCCATATTTAAAACTTCATGTAGTTATCAACTTGCATTTCCTCGGCAATCATCCGGTCAAATGCTTTTATAATCTCCTTTTTCCGGGCAACCTCAAACGCCGTAAAATCAATTTCCGGGCTTTCGGTTCCTTTCCGGCGAACTTGAAACGCCGTATATTGGTTTATCATTCCACGGGCTACACGCTGCATATACCGGGCAAACGCTTCTTTGCGGTCGTCCTCTTTAACTTGTACATCATCAGCCAACCCGCATTTTTGCAACCATTCATACAAAAACATATCATCAGTTAGCCCCAATATTAATTTCCCGGTGTATTTGTAGCAAAGGAAAATATAACGGTTCCGCCATTGTCTTTGTATCTCAAATCTCCGGATTTGCTCCGGCGAAATTTCATTGTTTTTTTCCGGTATAGCTTTGTATGCTTTGTCAATTACATCTGTCTGCTTTTGCTTGTATGCTTTCAGAATCTTTGCAAAGTAATCGGCGTTGAACTGTTGATAATGGTTTTTGTCCGGATTTCCTTGTTTATCTTTCGGCAAATATTCGTCTAACTCTCCGGTCGTCGCCAATTCAAAAGCCATCTTAATATCAGCCAACGTCATATCTGAGTAATAACGTTTCAGAATATCCAACAACCGGGATTGTATATAATTCCAATCATTTTCATTCTGTGGTATTATATAACCAACGTCTATTGCTATACGCTTAAACAGTAACGAAAGATTTTCAACTAATTTTGCATCGTCAATTTCCGCAATTGGTGTTTTTGTTGACGCTGCGAAAACATATTTTTCAACTGGGTTTAATGCTTTGGCAACCTCCGGCAATTGCACCATTCTACGGCGTACTTCAATGGCTTTTGTTCCGGGCTTGGTATTATATATTTCTAACGCCGTATTTTCTTTTTTTTCAATTGCTCCCATATCAATCAAAATCATTGTTTAAATACTTCATCATATCCGCAATTTCTTTGCTGCTTTGCTGCTCTGTCTTTACGCAACGTTTCATTTTTTCCCATTTTTCGTATTTTTCGGGGGTTGAATCATATTCTAACGCCGCCCAACCTTTTGAAATGCTTTCTTTTATCAGAATCAGCGCAAATTCTTCCGGGTATTTACTCAAACCATTTAAGTTTGCTTGTATCGCTGAAAAACTCTTTTGCGACGTTCTCCATTTCGGTTGACACATCAAAATATAAAAGTTCCGTTTAAATTCATCGCTATCAAATGGGAATACAAGTTTTGCAAAGTAATTATCAACTTTATCAATTACTTGTTTTCTGACGTCCAACAATTCCGGGGTAAACCCATAAACAATACTTGCTTTAACTGTTTTTTCTTCGTTTGAAAAATTGTCTTGTGAAAATCCGTTTGGATTTTCTTTTGAGGCTTTAGCCTCTTTCTTCATAGTATTATTAATATTATTATTATTAATATTATAGTCTTGTAGTCCGTTTTCGGACTGATTAAAGTCCGTTTTCGGACTGTTGTTTAGTCCGTTTTCGGACTTCTGTATATTAATATTATAGTCTTGTAGTCCGTTTTCGGACTGATTAAAGTCCGTTTCGCTTCTGTTCCATGTTTTACATTTTTCTGTAAATCTTAGATACTTTGTTTTCCCAAAAGAACTCAACTCAATAAATCCTCTGTCTGCAAGTTCTTTAATGTTTTTGTAAACTCTTTTAGGGATTGAAAAAAGCAACGGAAAATCATCTACCATTTTTGTTTCTGAATATTGATACCAAACAATGCCATCAACCGTAATTGTATTAGTCCACGTTGGCAATGTCATACACGCTGCAAGCGTTGTTGTTTGAACAATAGTCAGTTCATTTGCAACGGCGAATCTTTGGTCAATCAAAATATTGTAAGTCATAATTAAAAAAGAAAAGCCCCAATTAGAGCCGTTACACATCTAAAAGGGGCTTTGTAGCTAATTAGCAAATATCTTTCAATCGGTAACGGTCGATTGTTTTACGCCACAAATATAATACTTTATTTTTATTCCAACAACTGTACGGGCTTAAAAGCTTCTTTTACCGCAAACAAATTTCCCTCACTTTCGTTTGGAACAATCGTAACAACCGGATAACGGGAACGGTCGCCGGGCTTTTGAGAAACTGCAAATTGTACGTTCATATCAAAGATAATTCCTTTGACAAACTTCTTTTCTTCCAATATGGCGTCGAATGTATCACGGATATTGGGTATTGTTGACGCCGTACCCTTTGTCGTGAATTGCCATACCCCGCCAACGCCACGAACCAACGGAACAATAAAAGTTACGGTTAACGTTACAATCCATCCGTCGCCGCCATTCTTAACAGCCCGGTTTGGGTGTTTTTGCGCAACGCCTGCCATTAAATCGGGATAATCTTTTGTACTGTATTGTGCATATTGTTTCCCGTTCCATACAAAGAACGTTTCCCCGTCGCCGTATGCAACCAATTTACCCGCATCGTCCCTATATTGATATTCTTCCCGGCATGACTTTTCCGGTTCATCATAGGCAAATACTATTTGTATTGTTTGCGGCTTCTCTCCGTATGCTTTCTTAAATAATCCTGCATATTTCCCGGTGCTTACAAAATAATCTATACTTTTAGGTAATCCCTTTTCATCTTTTACGCCAACTTTTATTTTCCCAATTATAGGTAATGATATTCTATTTATTGGTTCATTACGCATTATTCTACCTTTCATTTTTTCCTCCTTTCTTCCAAATATATCCTCCGGACGTTTTTAACAATTCTCTTGAACACATACTGATACCCGTTTTATCTATTCCCGTTTCTTCGTATGCTTGCTTTATACTTTTATACGTTTTTATATATTTCCCTTTCATATCATATTGGGAAACGGGCGTTTGTATCTTTTCTGCCTGCCTTTTTATTCTTGTTCCATAATTCATATTATATTTATGAGAACACCATTCTAAATTACAAGCATAATTGTTTTTCGGATTTTCATCTTTATGGTTTACTTCTGATAGATTATTGGGGTTTGGTACAAATAAAAGCGCAACAAGTCTATGAATTGAATATCTTTTAATTTTGTCACCCAAATACAATCTGACAAATAAATAACCATGTCTATCAACTCCATTTTTAATTATTTTCGGGTTTATTTTTATGTTATATCCTAATGTTTTCTTAGCATTAAAATACATTGATTTTACCCTCCCATAATTACTAACTTGATAATACCCCTCATATCCGGGAATGTCTTTCCAAATTTCATTTTCCATAATTGCCAACTTTTAAGAACTGCCAACAAATAAGAAACGGGGACGGGCTGTTGGCTTGCCCTTTCGGTCGGTTAATTACTCCGCCTATCCCCGTTGCAAATATATAAATTATTTTTTAATTTTGCATCATCTTATCGCACATGCTGCGAAAAAGATACGGGGGCGGGCTTTCCGCCCCTTGCTTTTATATATCAATTTCAGTATTCAACAAATCTTTCTTTGTCACGGGTTCCGGCTTTTTAGGCTGTTTTTCTTCGATTTTAGCCACTTTTTCTTTTTTTGGTGTAATTGTACGTTTTGCGGTTTTCTTTTCCTTGACGGGCTTGTTTTCCGCCGTTTTTGCCGTTTTTCGTGTGGTTCTCTTTACGGTCTTGGTTTTCTTTTCCTCTGGTTCCGGTTGTGGTTCGGGTTCCGGGTCTTTCTTCAAATCCTCAACGGTAACGGCTTTTTCCGGTTCCGGCTTTTTCTTTTCCGCCGGGGCTTTGCTTTTAACAAGTTCCGCCAACGTCAGCGAAACAATATTGTTTGTCAAATCCGGTTCGTTATCCAATGATATTTCCCCGGAAACCGCCGTAAATGTATTATCCCGTTTTTCGTCCTCAATTGCTGCCAACTCCAAAAGATACGGGATTTTCTTTGCGTTCGGGCTGTCTGTTTGGTCTTTCAAATTGTACGTCGGTTTCTTTCGCCAATCTTTCGGGCTAAAATTGAAAACACGGTCAATCGGAATATCCGGGAAATTTTCGTTCCACATCATCGCATATAAATGCAACTGAATTTCCGCTTCTTCGTAAAATCCTTTGCGCCCGCTTTTGAAATCCACAATTGCGTTTATGTATTCTTTTGAACCGGGCTTTGATAACATCGTACACGGCAAATCAATCATTCCGGCGTAATTATGAACGGGGTGTACCAACGCAATTTCCACGGCTAACGGTTTAACGTCATAATCCAAAACAAATTGCGCAAATGCCAATATGTCCTTTTTGAAATCATCAGCGTAATAAATGAAATCGGCGGGCAATTTGTTGTTATCAATATAATCTTTTAATTTGGCTTTCAGTCCGTCCAAATCATAAACCCGGTTAATTATAAGTTCTTCAAATTGGGCGTGCATAAATGTACCATACGCCGCCCGTTCTGCTTTGTATCGTTCCGCCTCGTCAATACCTTTGTCGGCAATCCATTTAATCAGAAATTCCGATTTTGGCATTGTCTGCGATAATATGGTTGTAACTGACGGATAAAATTCCGGGGTTCCGTTGTCGTCAAACTTGTAATAATATCGGTGTCCTTTGCTGTTTAGCTGCCATACTTTATACGGCGGTTCGATTAATGCGCCATCAAAGAACATTGCCGTCATTTCCTCAACCGTCATGCCCGGCACAATTTCAAAAGCCCCGGCGGGCTGTTCTATTTCGACGGCATCCAATCCGGGGACAATCTGTTGTTCATCGTTTATTTCCGGGAATTTATCGGCGGGCAATTGTCCCATTGCTTCCGCCAACTTCTTAACCGCATTTACTGCGTTACCCATTGTGTTTGCAATACTTTTTTCCGGGTTTTCCGGCTGTTTCTTTTTCGCTCTCATGTTATTTGCTCTTTAATTCGTTAAACAATACATAAACCATTAATCCACACATTGCAGAAAACAAAAAATGGATATAATTCCAAAATCCGGCAATAAAACATATTACTCCGAAAATGCTAAATATCATTGCGGAAACCTTTGCTTGCCACGCATCGGAAAAGAAAACATCAACCATCTTTTCCATTTTTTCGATAAACTTCTTTTTCATGGTTTTAATCCTCCATTCCAAACAGATAATCGGCGGAACAACCGCACATTTCGCAAATTATTACTACCCATTCCGGGACAATCCTTTTGGTTGTCCCGTTGCAAAGATTTGTCATATTTACCTGCTGTGTGCTTTCGCTTGCACCCTCAAAAAGACGGGCGGCAATGTCTTTTTTCAAAACCTTTTTCCCGTTCGCCTCGGAACGGGCGATTGCTTCGTTTACTCTTAATCTCAATGCCATAACTTAAATTTTTTTTGTTAATAAATTGGTTCGTTGCTCTCTTTATATCCGCAATTGCGGCACGTTTTTTCCTCCCAAATTGGGCTATATTCCGGAGGCGTAATATATCCGTCCCCGCCTGTGCGCCTATATTCGCCGTCCGTAACTTCCATATCGCCGCCACATTCCGGGCAATCGCCATTACCGACCAAATCCAAATCCGGGATAATGGCGAAAACCTTTTTTACATACACGCCCAACGCCACAGATATGGACGTATAACATTGGGCGGTTTGTTCCTCGGTTATTTCCTCGCTGATTGCGTCGAAAACAGAACAACCCCAATTGTCGGGTATGTCCTCAATGATTTTGTTGTTGAGTAATTCCGAAACGATAATGTCGGATACCTGTTTGGCGGGTTTCCCGGAAAGGGTCGCCAACTCGTTTAATTCTTTGCTTTCTTTTACTCTCATATCTTTGCCGGGTATTCCCCCCGGTAGGTTTTATTTTTCTTCTTTATACAAAATTCCCTTATATGGTTTCCCGGTATCGACACTCTTTTTTATCAAATGTCTGTACATACCCCGCTTTTCCGCATCTATATAATTATCAAAACGAACACATTCTTTCCCGTCCGCTCCATATCCGACTATTTGGCAATTATATTTAATTTTATTTCGCCTTGCGGGTTTATAGTTCATATTTTCCTTTTGCGTACACCAACGTAAATTGTCTGCAAAATTATGATACTTAACCCCGTCGATATGGTCAACGTATGGTTTGTTTTCCGGGTTCGGGATGAAAGCCGCCGCAACTAATCGGCTAACTTGAAACTTCGTATTTACTCTGTTTTTTGATAAAGTAACACATAAACCGGACGTTGCGGGTTTACAAGGCGTCAAAATTATATTGCTATCTAATGACTTTATACGCCCGTAATTGCTTACTTCATATAACCCCTCATAGTCTTTTATTTCTTTCCAAATTTCCATACTACTAATTTTATTCTGCAAATATAGATATTATTTTTGGTTTTGCAAATGCAATAGTATATCATTTATCTATTTTCCAAAAATATAATCTTTGTTTTGCGAAATCATTTTTGCCGGGTGCGTGGAATATCCGATTTTTAACCTACCTTTGCAATACCGCATTACCAAAAATCGCTCTCGGTTACTGCGTAAAATTCCCCCGGTGCATATTGATTTATGACGCTGGGGGTCTTTTTATTTCTTACTCTGATAATACAACCATTTGTAAATTCCGCCGTAATATCCGGTTTCCAATACTGCTTTTCGTATGGTCTTTGCGTCGTACTCGCCAAATGTTACGTACTCATATATTGACGGGTTTTCATGCAACGCAAATTCAAATGTTATGTCAATATATGCGTCGCCGACCTTGTTAAACGCATGGTCAATCGGTATTGGGACGTTTGTTTTTCCCTCACAATAAAGAATCCGTTCCGGGAACGCCTCGCAAAGTAAATGGGAATTTCGATAACATTGTTTAGGCCGCGGCTTAATTACATGCTGTATATATTCCAATTCGTAATCCTCCAATACATCAGCCGCCGGAACAATTTTAACGGGCTTTGCAGTATTAAACAAGTCTACAAAATACGCTTTTTGTCTTTCGTGCATAGGTAATTCCAACATCATTTCAATTTCTTTTATTATTATGCTTTCCATCACGTCAATATTTTTATTCATGTATTCCAAAATCGCAATCGCCCCATTGGTCGAAATCCGCCCCATCATAACTAAACGGGTAACGCTCCGTTTCTCGGTAATCCGTCCAACATTGACGCCGGACGTTATTTATTGCAACCCGTTTTGGGTTATATCCGGGTTTGCTTTTTTCTCTCTTTTCGGCGGCGCAACTTTTGCAGCAACATAACCCCCAACCACGTTTTAAATTTCGTGTGTCTGCTGTGTATTCTTTTCCGCAGTTGTCGCATTTACGTTTAATCTTTCCCATTCTTCAATTTCTTTGTCTTTTATATAGTCTTTACAACGGTAATATCTCAAATGTTTTAGGCAATATCCGCCAATATATGCGCACGTTGCACACAATGGTATTTTGCCCCTCCAATTTGTACCATATTGTTGTAATATTGCTTGGTATTCCTCATTACTTTTAATCATAAATCAACCTTTCATTCTACCAACATAAGACAAATTCAATACATCGTACATTTGCCCCATAACGGCAAATTCTAACATTGCGTCGCTGTTTGCAACGTCGTTTATCCTCAACAATGGGTATTTGTTGCCGTAATCCGTAACGTACCCGTCCGGTTCAATATCTGAATATATCCGGTCGTTGTCGCTGTTTTCAAAGTATTTATTTAGGCTTTGCAGAATATTGTTTTCCAAATATTCATTTCCCAATACTTCTTTTATTTTATCCTGCTTTCTTAATGCGTACCTCATGATTTTAAGAATTAAACTGGGGATTTCTCCCCGGTTTATTATTTCAATCCTTTAAATATATGTTTTATAACTTCTACCGTCCAACCATCGCCCAACAAATCAGCCGCCGCCATATAATCAACGCAATTTGTATATCCCAACGGGACGGTCTGTAATTTCTCTAACTCTGTTCTTGTAAACAAACGTACTGATTCCGGATTGTCCTTTTCTTCATATACCACGGTTAAAAATCCTTTTTTCGCCCGTTGATTGCACATTCTTTTAAAACTTTCAACGTTTGAACTTTGAACACTTCCAGCATAGTTTCTTACTATACAAACACTTTTCTTTCTATTTGTAAACCCACTTTCTAAAATACTTTGTAATTCAATCCCTTTGTCTTGTATTTCTTTGTCAAATGGAATATTAGTCCAATAATAACGTTTTCTTAATTGTGCGGAAAACAAAGACGAATTTATATAAACCCCATCAACCCCCAATAAATCATCTATAATCTGTTTATCATCATCTTTCATTGTAGCCACGTTTTCTAATAAAAAATATCGTGGTTTAATTTGTTCTTTTATGCGCAACCATTCGTAAAACAAAGAACTTTTCTTTCCATTTAATCCCTCACGGTTGCGACGCAATGCGCTTAAATCTTGACACGGGGAACCGCCAATTAATAAATCAATGTTTCCTACATTGAATTTACCATTTTGGCTCACTATTTGCCCCCCATCAAATTCTATTTCCCTAACGTCGCCCAATTGTATTGTATTTGGGAAATTGGTTTGTGTAACCTTGATTGCATGGGGCTTAATTTCTGCCGCTAAATACATTTCGGGGATAATCCCCAACTCATTGAGTGCTATTTGTCCGCAACTCATACCATCAAATAAAGATAATACTTTCATATAATTTATTATTTAATTAAACCGGGGTTATTCCCCCGGCTGTAAATATGCGATTGCGTTTAATTCTTTTTGGCGTTCGGTCGCCCAATTAACATTGCGGGCAATCCATTCGTCGGCGGGGTTCTCGGCAATCCATTCTTTCCGATAAGACGGCACAAAGTACGCAACTTGCTTTTTATACGCCCGTTCGGGGTTTGCCAATATTTCCGTCGTGCGGCTCAACCCTTTGCCGTGGTCGCCTTTGCCGATTAAGTCCAACCGCCCAAAATAAAATTCGCCGTTGGCGGTACACGCCACATAATCACGGGCGGACGTTCTTGTTGAAATAACGTTGCCTTTTTCGTCGGTAACGGTGTACTGATACTTTTTGCCTTTCGCTTTCTTGCTCAAAATATACTTTGCCATAATCTTTGTTATTGTGCCGGGGGACGAACCCCCGGCGGGTTATTATCTTATTTCGTACAAACTCAATGAATTTTCGCACAATACCCACGTCAGGAATTTAGGGTTTTGCAGATAACAAAGGCTATCTAATGCCGCCCGGCTTGTATAAAACCACAACCCAAATTTTTTGCCGATAAAATACATATCGTTTACCCCTGTTTCCCGGTATTTCTCCGACAACATTTGTTGGCTGTAAATGATTGACGAAAATTTAACTTTGCCGTCTAACTTGGTTGCAATCTCGGCAATGTCCGTCGCCTGTGTTCTTTTCTTTGTTTCCATATTTGAAATTTATTTGGTTCCGGGAACCCGCCCGGTCGGATTAGTAATAATAAAAGGATATTTTCAAACCCCGGCGCAACTTACAATGTTCGGCGTCTTTGACACAACGGAAAGCACGGCGCAATAACTTGTTCGCCATTTCAACGCCTACTAACTTAATCAAACCGGAAACGCCAACCAACGTGTTAATCTTTTTGCCGTTGAACAAGCCGTTTACTTTGATTTTGAAAGTACGGTTAATTTCTTTTGTTGTATATTCCAAACCGTTGTAAATATCTTCGGGCTTCATTGTATCGCTCTTTTTGTTGCCGGGAAAACGCCCGGTCGTTTTATTAACATGGCACAAAGATATGGCATTTTATTTTAACTACCAAAAGAATTTTCTTTTATTTTCGATTTGCGGACAAAAAACGGTTCTTTTGGCTCCCCGCAAAGTTATTTTTGGCGAATTTTCATTTTAAGCCACTTTATTTGCCGGGGTGGGTACTTTATCCATTCAAACAAAATAATCGAAATACGGGGCTAAAAACGGGCAAAAACAAAAACGGGGTTGCAACGCTTGGTTACAATCCCCGTTTCTCGGTATTATGAACAATAAAAGTTACTTTTCTATGGTTACGAACTCAACGCCCAATATCTTTGTTGCCGGGTTCTTGCTTACAACATCAATTTCCCGGTTCTTTATCTTTTTGGTTTTCCAAAGGAACCCCCAAAACCGTTTGTATTGCACCGTTTCGACAATCAACAGACTATCCCGGTTTATATGCGTCCCGGTAAATTGTCCGTCCGGCGTGGCGCATCCGTGCAACTCAAAATACGGTTCGACAATATCGACGCATCGTAAAACGGTCGTAACCGTATCGCCGAGCAAATATACAACACTATCCCGGACGGTTGCCCGCAATTCGTTGATTGTTTCCATTTGGGTTGTTGTAACCCGTTCCAACTCCCGGTTCTTTGTCTGCAACGTCTTTATCAACTCCGCATCGCTCGCCCGGTATTTTTCAAACTCTGACAATTTCAGTTCCAAAACCCCAACTTTTGCGGCGTTCAAACTATCTTTTGTTTGGTACCGGGAAACGTCCTGCAATAACGTTTCCGTGTTGGTTCTGTATTTGTCCCTTTCCCCGGTTAACTGATTAATCCGGGAACGTTGCACCCATATAGTGACAACGGCGGCAACCGCCAAAGCAATTGCCGCTATTATTAGATATTTTTTCATAAGATACGTTTTATTGTATTGTAATGTACTTTGGCGATACGCTCACGCCCTGCGTCCGTCATCATAAAACGGCAATCTTTCTCCGTGTCCATGAAAAAGTTTTCGGATAATACCGCCGGGCAAACCGTATGTTTCAGTATATAAAATTGGCTTTCTTTGTCCGGGTCGCCGTCTATATAATCGAAACGCATTTTCCAACCGTCCGGGGCAAACTCCTTTTCCGCTTCTTCGCAAAGAACGGTTGCGATTGCATCCGCTTTCGTTTGTCCTACGCTTGTGTAACATTCCCACCCGGTGCCGCCTCCGGCGTTCCCATGAATGCTAAACAAAACGGCATTATTGCCGCAATCTGCATGGATAACGTTTGCACGTCGGCAACGTTCCGGCAATGATACGTCGGTTTCCTCCGGTACCAAAATTTCAAACTTTACGCCATCGGCTTTTAACATCGCCGCAATACGGCGTACAATGTCACGGTTAAACTCCCATTCAAACAATTGGGAACCGTCCCCCCAAATGGGGGAACGTTTTCCGGGGGTCTGCGAACCATGCCCGTTTTCAAGAATTATTGTTTTTTGATTCATAGAATAAAATGTTTTTATATGGTTTGTTTTTATTTATATATTTTCTTATTGTAACCCTGCTTATACTTGTTTTTTCTTCTGCTATTCTCATGGAACCATATTTTGTTTTTTCATTTGTAATTGTATTATACGCAATTACTCCTATTGATTTATTATGTTTTTCCCCTCTCTTTCCTAACCATGATTTAACCGGATTCCTTTTTAGAACTCTGAAAGAATGAAATTGGTTTTCGCTATGGGTTACATATTCCAAATTATTAATGTTGTTATTTTCTTTATTCCCGTCTTTATGATTTACTTCCAATTTAGAATTACCAACAAATGTTTTCATTACCAATCTATGCAGTAATATTTGTTCATTTTTTCCATTTTTAGATAATGTTACAAAGCAATATCCGTTATTATATTTGCTTATTTTTATAAATCTATCATTATGCAATAAACGTGTATTTCCTCTTACAACTATTTGTCTGCTCAATGATTTAACATGCCCATAATTACTAACTTGATAATACCCATCATATCCGGGAACATCTTTCCAAATCTCATTTTCCATAATTGCCAACTTTTAAGAACTGCCAACAAATAAGAAACGGGGACGGGCTGTTGGCTTGCCCTTTCGGCCGGTTAATTACTCCGCCTATCCCCGTTGCAAATATAATTATTTATTTACTCATTTTCGTTTTCTCCTTTCTTTTTATTGTTTTTGTCGGGGTCGTTCCCAAATTCTTTTTCCAATCTGTCAATAATGGGCTGCAAATGCGACGGCAAAGCCCTTGTAAACTCCAAACGGATAACATGGTAAATAACACGTAACGCCAAATTCCGGGGGTACGCAATAATCAGATTGCGGAACGCATTTTGCAAATACACATACATAAACACGTATGTTAGTGATTTTACCACGATAACCGCCGCATTTTCATCGCCGCAATTTTTCATTATTACAAAAATCGCCTCCACGATAAACAGATACAAAAGCAATTCGCACAATGCGTTTTTAAACTTCCGGAACGAAAAGTTTTTGCATCGCACAATCGCCACGCCGTCCGCCCTCATTCCCGCCCAAATATTGAACGCAAACATTACTACTAACGCATAAACAAAACCTTTTGTCGGGGTTACATACCCAAATAACGGGCTAACTGTGGAAATGGCGATAATACGCCATTGTTCCCAATTAAAAATTCTTTCCATAATATTTAAGCCATTCAAAATATCCCATATTTTCCAAATAACAATTGTCGTTTTCTGACGCTTTAGCCTCCTTTTCAAATGATATGTCTTTGTATGCGTTCTTTAATTTGAACAATGATTTAAAGAACCATTCCAAAACATACCAAATATAAAAAGAAAACAACGGCAATATATACCACCATGCCGATATATCAAATATCAATTGCAATATAAACATTATTACCCATCCGGCAAAAAACATTTCTATCCACTGACGGGCGTGCATACATTCGTGATTGCGTACACTTTGAGGCATTTCCGTTTTGTCCTTAAATTCAGTAAAAACAAATGCCGTCAAAGTTATTGTTGTGTAATTAGCCCATAATATTAAATGGGCTAATTTGCTGTTGTAAATAATCTTTTTCATTTTAATACATATTTAATGTTTTAGCTATCAGCCTACATAATATCTCTTTTCCATAGGAATTTAAGTGTAATTTATCGTATTCGTACACGTCTAAACTCCACATAGTACAACCAATGGAATGACCGTCAACAAAAGGAATACCCAATCTTTTACATGTATCTTCCATTCTGATTGATATTTCAGCCATATTAAATAAATCGTCCTGCGATTTACTATATGGCGGCGTTATTGTATCGGTTGCATATTGTGCCCTTTCCGGTTGCGAAATAAAACAAACTAAAATTTTCTGCTTAAAAAAGTGTATTGTTTCAACCGTACTTTTCATTGCAGCACACATGTTTTTTTGTGTAAAACTATTTGGCGCATTATTATTTGCCAATAGTTGATATGGCGACAATCCGAACACTTCATTATATCCGGAACCGTTTTGTATCATTTTTATATACCCGGTTACTTCTTGTGCTTCTGTAAAATCCACAGAAAAAGCAATTTTCCAATCGGGCTTATCTAATACTCCCCATGCGTTCATCCCCTCGGAAATTCTCTGTATATATATAGAGTTTTTATCTTTTGATATTGTATAACCATCAATTGTTAATGCTACAATTTTATCAATAAGACTTTCGACCGTATCACTACTTGAATATGTAACACTTTGAGCAACTCCCGACAAATTGTTTTCTGTACCGATAGTAATTTTTACGGTTCCGCTTCCAACAAAATTTCCATCCTTAAATACTGAATTATATGCAAGTTCTTCAGATTGTGTTTTTCTGAATATTTGCAACTCATATTTCAAATGTTTATCTGTATTTTCTTCATCATAATATTTACCAAACAAATTTCCTCCGTGACCATAATCATTTGTTCCACCTTCGACGAAACAAATATCACAATTCTTTATTTGATTTATATTTGCTTCATTGTTTACCATGTTTTGTATAAAATTGGTAATTGTCTGCCCGTTTTGTCCATTACTTTCATAAGATGCTAATTTTAAATATTTTGCAGAACCTTGTGGAATACCTAAAACAACGTATGAATCCCCAACGTACAATCCTTTCTTTCCTTTATGTGGGAAATACATACTCATAATATTTAAAATATTACTATCTATGTTAAGTATTAAATCATTTAGTCCATAACCAAATTTTTGATAACCCTCGTCTGTTTCTGACAACCAAACTTTTATATCGTCTTTAGATGTAAGATTTAATCTCCCAAATTTAACAAAATACACATTTTCCGGGAATGGTTCTCCGGACGTCAGCCCGGTATTTCTACCGACTACTTTTTGCTCTTCATTGTATGTAAAATAATAATCTTGATTTCCAAAATAATATATTTTTCCGGGTTCAACGGGTATTAAATTAGAATACGTCCACGCCCCTATTCCTTGAGGCTCATTCCATAAAGCCGGATTTACCATATTCCCATTTAGTTTTACATACAATGGCAAATTTACTAATGCGTTTTTTTCGTACAATACCGTTTTTTGCTGTAATTCTTTTACATTTTCAATTGTTGTAATATCTTCAACGGTGTATATTTCAACATCTTTGTCAAGTGTTCCGTTCTTTATTCTGTTAATGCCAAAATATGCGCTATTTTCCGGTGCAAACAAAATCACATCATAATAATTATCTAATATTTCAGTTGTAAATATCTGTAATGGTGTTTTGTCAATATCGTAAAAGACAACAGATACTTTACTAGAAGATGCCGTATATAGGTTTTTAAATAGGAATAATTTATTATTTAGCCCGGTAATATCGGTATAATCGTAAGATTTTCCATAAGGATAACCGGAATATGCCCCACTAATGTTTATTAAATATCCGTTTTTAGCTTTTAATGTCACATTCCATTTATTTATTAATATCCCTTTTTCAATATTAGATATTTTTTCATTGATTTGTGGAATATTAGATAAATATTTTGCTGCATCCTCAACGTTTAAATCTGTTATAATATATCCATATCCTCCGGTTAATAATGCGCTACCCGTACCAAATGCAATTTTAGGATAGTTTTCTACTTCTTCCGGTAAAACTAAATCCGTATTTATGGTTGTTCCGACTGCAACTTTCTGTTGTATTATTTTCCATGTTCCTTTTTCATACCCATATAAACTAACATAGGAATTAGAGGCAATTTTTAAGTTGACAATATGTAGCGTTAAACCTTTTTTAAAGTTAGTAAATTCTATTTTCTGACTTGTTCCGTCTGCCTCAACTTTTTGTCCTCCAAAAACCGAACCTACGTTTGATTTACCCGCCAATTTTTTATCAACATCATCTTTCTCTGAAATTTCGTTCCAATTTGAATCTTTTACCCATTCCAAATCTGTTATTGCCGTTCCAATGTATTGTTCTTTTATCCAACCGTTAATAGGGTCTTTGTAGCTTATTTGCATACCGGGTTTTCTCAACTTTGAAATAACTTGTTTCCTCGTTGTGGCAACGTCTGTGTTCCAATCTAAAATCATGTTACCACCTCCGGCTCCTACTTCCAATGTTTGTTTACTCCATGTCCCATTCCATTTTAAAACGCCTAATTGACCAACATCAATTGTTAGATTTGAAAAGTTTACGTATGTTCCCTCTCCTGCCAAATAGAAAACGTTTTGGTCGGGCGTACCCGGATTTGTAGCTGTTGTTGCAACGCCTACAAATTGATAATTATCCCCTAAACTATTAATCATTGTAAGCAATGTATTTTGCAATACTTGCCCGGTAATTGATTGCGTTCCGTTCGTTTTAATAACGTTTGAAACCGCTTGTTTTAGTTGTTCGTAATTTCCCATAATTTAATTTTTAATCGGTTTTGAAATCATTATTATAATCGTCGTTAAAATCTCCTTTGTTTGCTATTATATAGCCACGTCCTATTTTCTTGACAACGGTATTTGTTTTAAATTCAATTTCTACGCTTGCCAAATCTCCCTGCGTTTGCCATTTCGGGGTAATTAAAAACGTGTCGCAATCGTATTCCCTGCCGTATTTATCCGTTATGTGAATGTAATCA